TGACCTGAAAAGGCCGCTCGCTTTTTTGTTTACAACGAGATTGAAGGGAGGAACGCTATGCCAAGCAAAACCGAAGAATATCTCGCCCTTGCCCAGCGCACGGCCAACGGCTTGACCCGGTACTGGGAAAGCTGGACGGACTACCTGACCACTGCATCCCGACTGTACAAGTACCCCTTTGCAGACCAGCTGATGATCTACGCCCAGCGGCCCGATGCCACCGCCTGCGCCGACTATGACATCTGGAACAACCGGATGAACCGTTATGTCCGGCGCGGTTCTAAGGGCATCGCCCTGCTGGATGAATCCAGCGGATTCCCGCGCCTGCACTACGTTTTCGATGTGTCGGACACCGGGGTGCGCCGTAATTCCCGTGACCCCGACCTGTGGCAGTACAACGATGACCTGAAACAGCCGGTTTCAGAAATGCTCGCCGCCACCTACGGCATCAGCGGAGAGCGTGTCAGCCAGCAGCTTGCGGATGTTGCCGGGAAACTGGTGGCGGATTACTGGGACAACAACAGCGAGGACATCAGCGCCATCGTTGACGGTTCGCTGCTGATGGATTATGATGAAGCCGGGGTGGAGATGCAGTTCAAGTCTGCCGCCGCCATTAGCGTCACCTACACGCTGCTGGAACGCTGTGGATTTGAGCCGGATGGCTATTTTGACAAAGACAGTTTTCAGGCCATCTACGATTTTTCTACCCCGGACACTGTCTACACACTCGGTGCCGCAGTCAGCGACATGAGCCGGGAGGTCTTACGCCAAATTGAACGCACCGTTAAAACAACCATTCGCCGCAGAAACAACGAAAGGAGCCAATATGAATATGAACAGCAGGAACGTGACCTACTCGACCGTCGGGGACTACCAGCTCCCGAACCTGACTTTGACCCAGCCCCGGAAGCCGCTGGGCAAATACGGCAGGCTGCGCCGGACGTACCTGAAAGACCATCGCCCAGTGCTGTACAACACGATGCTCCTGAACGGGAGCCTGTACCCGCACCTGATGGAGGTGGAGCAGACGGCAGAAAGCCGGATGCAGCAGACCATGGCACAGCTTCTGAAACAGAACCCGGCCCCGGACAAGGAGCAGAATCAGATGGCATGGGTACAGCACATGAACAGCCTGAAAGCGCAAGCCGAGGAACTGGTGCTGACGGAGCTGATCTACAGCTAAGTTTTCTGGATGCTGTCCTCCCCACCGAAGCCCAGCAAATCGAAAAGATTGACCGAGCGGAGAGCGAAAAAACGCCCTCCGCTTTTGTTTTGTCGCAGGCTGAAATCGAAAACGAATTGCGTAAGCACGGTTCGGGATTTATGGGCGGCAAGCAGCGCATTATGGCACTGTACCAGACCCAGACTGACCGCAACCTCCGCGCCAAAGCGTTGGCAAAGGAGTATGGCGTTGGTGGGCACTCCCACGATTTTCTGGACGGAAGCCGGGGGTTTGTGAACCACGACTGGAAGGGTCTGGAATTCGACCATTATCCCGACCACCAGAAAATCACCTTAAAATGGACACAGGTGGAAAAGTATATCGACCTGATGATCCAGTCTGACCGCTACCTGACCGACAAGGAAAAGGAGCATTACACGCCCCCTGTGCTCATCAACGCAAAGCCGGATGCCGACCTGACCCATGCCAAAAACCTGATCCGAGATTTCTGCCTGAAGGAATACGATTCCGAACCGGACTTCTCCAATTTGTCCAAGATCGGCATCGCCCACACCAACGCCACCGACGAGGAGATTCCCATTCAGGTCAGCGTAGATCTGGCGGGATACCGTGTGGAGCGGTATCTGGGCGAGGTGCTGATCGACGAACGGCAGTATGAAAGTCTGGAAGATCTGACCGAAACCGAGTTGGAAGCTTTGGACTTTTCGGAACTGGTCAGCGTCACGGATGAGGAACTGGAGCACTACCACAGCAAAGTGGAGGAACGCCCTGCACTGCTGCCGCTGGATGCCGTCACCGAGTACAACGCCCTGAAGGAGCAGCACCCGGATGCGCTGGTGGGCTTTGAGCAGAACGGACAGTTTGAGTTTTACGCAGATGACGCGCAAAAAGTCAGTGAACTTCTGGGCGGCAAACTTCTGGAAAAAGAAACAGCACTGGGCACCGTCCCGGTCATCGGCTTTCCCCGCGACCAGTGGGCGCACCGTGCCAAACAACTGTGGCAGTGTGGCGAGAACGTATATCTTGCTGGGCTGAACGAGGATGGCACCCACCACCAGACCAAGTATCTGCGCCGGGAAGATTATCTGCCGCTGGGAGCCACCGTCCACATGGAAGGACGCGCTTTCCGGGTGGATAACGTCAACTTCGATAAGGGCAGTGTGTCCCTGCAGGATGTAGCACTGGCAGAGATGCGGATGCCAGTTTTCCGGGAGGAACCGCTGGCTCTTGTCCGGGAATTGTACGAACAGGAACAGGATGCGATGGAACACCCCCTACCCGATTACAAGGTCGGTGACAATGTTATCGTTGATCTTCCTACCCAAACCATCGAAGGAACAATCGGCTATGTGGGCGAAACGGATGTTCGCATCGACACCAGCGCACAGGGGCAGTCGTGGGATAACGAAGTTATCAATAAGCAACAATTCGAGGAGGGCTTGCGGCAGAACGAACCAAATGCTACCCGGCCAGTTCGTACTGAAAAAACGGTTGCCGTATACCCCGCCAAGGAAAACAATCTGCCGTTTGACATTGTAATTCAGACGATAAGCACAGAATCGCCCACAGTCGAAGCGAAACATTCTGCACCGGAGCCTGCCGGGAACTTCCACATCACGGACGATCATCTGGGCGAGGGTGGCGCAAAGCAGAAATATGCCCGGAACATCGAAGCCATCCGCACCCTGTTTCGGTTGGAGGCGGAGCACCGTGGTGCCACCGCCGAGGAACAGCAGGTGCTTTCGCAGTATGTGGGCTGGGGCGGTCTGGCAGACACTTTTGACCCCAGCAAGGATAGTTGGGCAAAGGAATATGCTGAACTGAAAGGGCTGCTCTCCGAGGACGAGTACGCCGCCGCCCGTTCCAGTACCCTGAACGCCCACTACACCAGTCCCACCGTGATCCATGGCATTTACGATGCCGTGGAGCGCATGGGTTTCCGCAGTGGTAACATTCTGGAACCGTCCATGGGTGTAGGCAACTTCTTTGGGATGCTGCCGGATAGCATGGCGGACAGTCGCCTATATGGTGTGGAACTGGACAGCATCACCGGGCGTATTGCGAAAAAACTGTACCCGCAGGCAGACATTACCGTGGCTGGCTTTGAGACCACCGACCGCCGTGATTTCTACGATTTAGCGGTGGGCAACGTGCCTTTCGGTCAGTACAAGGTCAACGATAAAGCGTACAACAAGCTGGGATTTTCGATTCACAATTATTTTTTTGCGAAAGCCATCGACCAAGTGCGTCCGGGCGGCATTGTGGCGTTTGTTACCAGTCGTTACACGCTGGACAGTAAAGATTCTTCTGCCCGCAAACACATGGCAGAGCGTGCCGATTTGCTGGGTGCCATCCGTCTGCCCAACAATGCGTTTAAGGCAAATGCAGGCACGGATGTTGTCAGCGATATTATCTTTTTGCAGAAGCGTGACCGCCCTGCGGACATCGAACCTGCATGGGTACAGTTGGGCAAAACGGAAGATGGCTTTGCCATCAACCAGTATTTCGTAGACCACCCGGAGATGGTGCTGGGGCAGCTCACGATGGAAAGCACCCAATATGGTCACGACCTGACCGTTGCACCCATCGAGGGCACCAGCCTTGCAGACCAGCTTGCAGAAGCGGTACAGCATATTGAGGGGCAATACACCGAAGTTGAGGTAGAAACACCAGATATTGCGGATGCCGAAAATGAGAAGCACATTCTCCCGGCTGACCCGGATGTAAAAAACTTCTCCTACACGGTGGTGGACGGCGAGGTGTTCTACCGGGAAAATTCCGTGATGACGCAGGTGGAGCTGTCCGATACCGCCAAGGGGCGTGTCACCGGCATGGTGGAGCTGCGGCAGATTGTCAACGACCTGATTGACCAGCAGTTGAACGACTACCCGGACGAGGACATTCAAGCGACACAGGCCAAGCTGAACGCCGCCTATGATGCCTTTACCGCCAAATATGGGCTGCTGAACGACCGCAAAAATGGGCGGCTGTTTGAGCAGGATTCCTCGTATTATTTGCTCTGCTCTTTGGAAAATCTGGACGAGCAGGGGCAGCTCAAGAGCAAAGCTGCAATGTTTACGAAACGGACGATTCGCCCGGAGCGTACTGTCACCAGCGTAGATACCCCCAGCGAAGCGTTGGCGGTGTCCATCGGGGAACACGGCAAGGTGGATTTACCCTATATGGCAGAACTGCTGGGCACTCCCGGTGAGTACGGGCGCATTACCACCGAACTTTCGGGTGTGATCTTCAAGGACCCCGCCGCCGACCCCACCGACCCGGAAGCCGGCTGGCAGATGGCAGACGAGTACCTTTCCGGCGATGTCCGGGCGAAACTGCGGATGGCGCAGTTTGCCGCCGAGACCAACCCGGAATTTGTGGTCAACGTGGATGCACTGACCAAAGCACAGCCCAGAGAACTGGAAGCATCTGAAATTGATGTACGGCTGGGTGCCACATGGCTTGCACCTGAAATCATTCAAAAATTTATGACCGAGATTTTCCAGATCCCCTACTATCTGCGCCATGCAGTCAAAGTGAGATATTCTCCTTACACCGCCGAGTGGCGCGTGGAAGGTAAGACCGCTACGGGACGGGGCGACATTATCTCTTCCGAAACCTACGGCACCAGCCGTGCCAACGCCTATAAGATTCTGGAGGAGACCCTGAACCTGAAAGATGTCCGCATCTACGACACCATTGAGGATGCTGATGGCAAACTCAAACGTGTACTGAACAAGCGGGAGACCATGCTGGCACAGCAGAAACAGCAGGTCATCAAGGACGCTTTTGCGAACTGGGTCTGGCAGGACCCCCAGCGGCGCATTGCGCTGGTGAAACAGTACAACGAGCTGTTCAACTCTACCCGCCCCCGTGAATATGACGGCTCCCACATCAAATTTGTCGGCATGAACCCGGAGATCACCCTCCGGGAGCACCAGCGCAACGCCATCGCTCATGTGCTTTATGGCGGCAATACGCTGCTTGCACACGAAGTTGGTGCGGGCAAGACCTACGAAATGGCTGCCTCTGCCATGGAAGCAAAACGCCTTGGTTTGTGCCAGAAATCCTTGTTCGTAGTGCCCAACCATTTGACAGAGCAGTGGGCTTCGGAGTTTCTGAACCTCTACCCCAATGCCAAGTTGCTGGTGGCACGGCGCAAGGACTTTGAGACCGCCAACCGCAAAAAATTCTGCGCTCGTATCGCCACCGGTGACTACGATGCGGTCATCATTGGGCACAGCCAGTTCGAGCGCATTCCGCTGTCCTTTGAACGGCAGGAGCGCATCATTCAGGAGCAAATTGACGAAACGCTTGCCGCCATCAACGAGCTGAAAGCCCACGCAGGTGAAAATTTCAGTATCAAACAGATGGAAAAGACCCGGAAAACGCTGGAAACCAAGCTAGAAAAACTGCGCTCCGATGAGCGTAAAGACGATGTGGTTACCTTCGAGCAGTTGGGCGTTGACCGCCTGTTTGTGGACGAGTCACATGCGTTCAAAAATTTGTTCCTCACGACAAAAATGCGTAATGTCGCAGGATTATCCACCAGCGAAGCCCAGAAATCCAGCGATATGTTCGGCAAGTGCCGCTATCTGGATGAGATCACCGGCGGGCGGGGCGTGGTGTTCGCCACAGGAACGCCCGTGAGCAACTCCATGACCGAGTTGTACACGGTCATGCGCTACCTCCAGTACAGCACCTTGCAGCAGAAAAAGCTGACTCACTTCGACTGCTGGGCATCCACCTTTGGTGAGACGACCACGGCCATCGAACTGGCCCCGGAGGGCTATACTTTAATAGGACGATAAACTTGATTGTCCTAAATTGAAAGATTCCATAAGAAAGGAGGTAGAACAAATGCCTAAAGAACCAAAAATCACCGCACTCTATGAGCGTTTGTCAAGAGATGATGATCTTGCTGGTGAATCGAATTCCATCACCAACCAAAAGAAATATCTGGAAGATTACGCCCAAAAGAACGGCTTCAAGAACATCCGCCATTTTACAGATGATGGCTTTTCAGGTGTGAATTTCAATCGTCCCGGCTTTCAATCTCTAATAAAAGAGGTAGAAGCAGGAAATGTCGAAGCGCTTATTGTGAAGGATATGAGCCGCTTAGGACGAAATTATCTGCAAGTCGGTTTTTATACGGAAGTTCTGTTCCCACAGAAAAACGTCCGATTCCTTGCAATCAACAACAGCATCGACAGCAACAATGCTTCAGACAATGATTTTGCTCCGTTTTTGAATATTATGAACGAATGGTATGCCAAAGACACGAGTAATAAAATCAAGGCTGTGTTCGATGCCCGGATGAAAGATGGAAAACGTTGCAGCGGCTCTATTCCGTATGGATATAACCGTTTGCCGAACGACAAGCAGACACTTGTTGTTGATCCGGTGGCATCCGAAGTCGTAAAGCGCATTTTTCTTCTTGCGAACGAAGGAAAAAGCCCACGGACAATCGCAGAACTGTTGACAGAGGAAAAAGTCCTGATTCCTGCTGCATACGCAAAGAAATATCACCCGGAGCAGTACAATGGGACAAAGTTCTCCAATCCGTACCTGTGGGGCACCTCCTCCGTAAGAACAATTTTAGGTCGGCAGGAATATCTGGGACACACTGTTTTACGAAAATCTGTAAGCACAAATTTCAAACTTCACAAGAGAAAAGAAACAGATGAAGATGAACAGTACGTTTTCCAGAACACGCATGAACCGATTATATCGCAAGAACTTTGGGATAGTGTTCAGAAACGCAGATGCCGAGTGAATCGTGCTTCTGCTTGGGGAACGCACACCAACCGTTTAAGCGGGTATCTGTATTGTGCCGACTGCGGCAGAAGATTGACCTTGCAAACACACTACAGTAAAAAGGATGGGTCTACTCAATATTCTTATCGTTGTGGTGGATATGCAAGTCGGGTGAATGGCTGTACTGCCCATTCAATCAGTGCCGATAATGTTGAAGCCCTGATATTGGCATCGGTCAAACGCTTTTCGAGATTTGTTCTAAAAGATGAAGAAACCTTCGCTTTGGAACTGCAATCACTTTGGAAAGAGAAACGTGAAGAAAAGCCGAAGCAGAACCAATCGGAATTGAAACGTTGTCAAAAACGCTATGATGAGCTTTCTGCCCTTATTCGTAGTCTGTACGAAAATCTTATGTCTGGACTGTTGCCCGAACGACAGTACAAGCAGCTGATGGCACAGTATGATAGCGAGCAAGCAGAATTGGAATCGCAGATGGAAACAATGAAATCCGAAATTGCCGAAGATAAATCAAGTTCTGCTGATATTCGGCATTTCATTTCGCTGATTCGCAAGTGCAAAAATCCAACAGAAATCTCCGATTCAATGTTTAACGAACTTGTCGATAAAATCGTTGTTTATGAAGCCGAGGGTGCAGGCAATGCCCGCACACAAAAGGTTGACATTTATTTCAACTATGTCGGCCAAGTCGATATTGCTTATACCGAGGAAGAACTTGCCGAACTGAAAGCGCAGAAGGAGCAGGAAGAACGGCAGCGCATGGAAAAGCAGCGCAAACGTGAAAAAGCCTACCGAGAAAAGCGAAAGGCAAAGATAATCGCTAAAAACGGTGGCGAAATCATTAAAACCAAAACGTGTCCGCACTGCGGGAAGGTGTTTACACCTACGAGCAACCGACAGCTTTTCTGCTCAAGGGAATGCTGGAATCAGGCAAGACTGGAGCAAAAGAAAGCGGATAGAGAAGCCGAGAGAGGAACTCACTACTACCGGCAGCGCACCTGTGCCGTGTGCGGTCACTCCTACTGGCCTACACACAGCCAGCAGGAATTTTGTTCCGATGAGTGCAGGAGAATTAACCACAACAGGAAAACCTTGGAATTCTATCACAAGAAAAAAGGAAATCCAAAACCTGACCCAGAAGCAGTCCCAACGCCGAAACCAAAGGAGGATAATGCAGCATGACTACCATGAAAATTTCCATCCATGACAACGCTAACGGTCTGGACTACACCCTTGTCAACGACCACTATCTGCCGAACCTGACCACAGCAGCCACGGCAGAGCACCCCACCGGGCGGTGGGGTCGCCTACATAAGATGTACCTGAAGGAACAGCATCCCATCCGGTACAACCACCTGCTCCTGTCCGGTGAACTGGGCGGCTACCTTGCCAAGCTGGACAAGCAGGCCGAGGAACAGCTTGCATTGACCATCCGGCAGATGCAGGAAGCCGAGGGCGTGACAGAAACCCTGAAAGCTGCCGATCAACTGGAATGGGTGCGCCAGATGAACAGCATCCGCAACCGTGCCGAGGAAATCATCCAAAAAGAACTGATCTTTATCTAAGGAGGTGCCTACGATGACTGTGCTGAAACCGATGCTGAAACTTGCCCTTCTCCCGCTGCTTCTGCTGCTGATTTTGGCGCAGTGGGTGGGCATCTTCCTCACGACCTTCTCCACTGTCCTGACGAATCTGCTGGCGGGACTGTTCTTCTTCGTGGCTCTGGCAAGCTGGGTCATGAAGCTGGCAGACGGCGGCGAAGTCCTGAAAATGCTGATTACCGCATTTGTGGTTTTCGTCCTGCCTTACATAGCGATAGCTGCTATCGCAAAAATCTCCTTTTTCGCTGAGGAACTCCGGGATTTTCTCCAATCCTGAGTTCAAGACCGCCCTGCACAACGCACGGCGGTCTTTTTGCTACATCGGGTCTGCACAGGGCAGGCCCTTTTTTATACGGAGGAACAAGCCTATGAAACTGACGTTTGAAGAAAAGAAGCTGCTCTACACCTATGGCTGCGCCGATCTGGAACTGACCCGCAAGCGGCTGTACGAGATTGCCGGGCTGACGGTTGACCCCAATCAGAACAAGCTGGTGTATGACTTCTGCCGGAAGCTGGAGGACGAAACGCTGGCAGACTGGTATGACCAGATGTTCTATTTCGTCCGTGCCGAGATGGAGTGCTACACCAATATGCGGCTCCTGATGCAGGACATCGAGGAGGACGAGGACTGGGGATCGACCATCTTTGACGAATCCGAGGAGGGAGAACTGAATGACGATGCTTAAGCTGGAAACCATGATCTACGCCAGCGAGGACGGGACAAGCAGCGTATTTACGCTGAATCCCGCCTTGCAGAAACAACTCGATGCCCTTGCAGCGCAGCACCCGGAAGTGTGCCAGAGGAAAGCAAGGGGCGAAACTGGCGGGGTGACGTATCAGGTCAGGGGTGCCGCACTGGCTATCCAGCCCGTGCGGGTCTCCTGAAAACGATAACTGATCTGCTATGGTAAAACAACTTCCAATCGGCTACCGTATCCCTGCAAGTCATCATTGGTTTGTGTAAACACAAAGAAGCGGCGGGCCCGGAAAATGAGCCCCCG